CCGGGTGGTTCAGGATGTACACGCCTGGGAAGGCACCCCATGCGGAGCAGGTGGCCATATCGGTGGACGCCAGCTTCGGCTCCAAGGAGAAGACGGCCTCCAACGTGGCCATCCATGCCTGGGGGATGGCGGGCCTGGGAAGCTACCTGCTGGGCAGGGACACCAGGAAGCGGGGGTTTGCCGAGTCCAAGCAGGCGATAAGGAGGATGGCCACGCTCCACGGGGCGTCCGTCCTGCTCATCGAGCCCAAGGCGAACGGTCAGGCCATCATCGAGGACCTCTCCCAGGAGTGGACCGTCATCCCCGTCCCCCCCGACTGGGGGGACAAGGTGGCCAGGGCGGAGGCCTGCTCCCCCATGGCGGAGGCGGGCCTGGTGTACCTCCCCGACGACCAGGACGGGGCGGAGGTCAGGGCGCTGGCGGCAAGGTTCCCCAATGCCATACAGGACGACGACGTGGACGCCATGTCCCAGTTCCTCAACTGGCGGAGGAAGAAGGGCACCTTCATGGAGTGGTGGAAGTACCTGGCGGAGCAGGCAGGGAAGGACACGGACAGGCCGCCCGCCAACCCCAACGAGGGGAAGACCGCAAACGAGATAAAGCGGGAGCTTCACCTCCAGGCCGTGGAGGGGATGGGCAATACCCCGATGTCGAGGCGGATGCAGCGTTTCCTGGACAGGAAGGAGGAGCCGCTGGAGAAGCCGACCAAGACGGAGGACCTGCGCAAGGCGGAGGCCCCCTGCCGGTGCGGTGCCGCCAGGTGGTTCCATGCCGCACGGGGAAGGAAGTGCCTGGCCTGCGGCGAGGTGGCGGAGGACCCCCAGGCAAACCCAATACGGAACCTATAAATGAGGACAAGAATGAGCCTTCTCTCGAAAGTCCCAGTCCCCAAGTGGATGGCCCGCCTGTACGTCTGGCTCTTCAAGAGGGTCCCGGTAAACGGCCTGTGCCCGGCCTGCGCCCACAGGAAGGGCGAGATACAGGCCGTCACGGACGGCACGAGGGTCATGGTCGAGCATACCTGCAAGGTATGCCGCTGGGTGTGGCAGCAGCCTACTGCCCTCCTGATCGGCCCGGACCAGATAGTCGAGAGGCTCAAGGCACCCCCGCTTGACCCGAGGGAGGCCGCCCTGTGGGCGGCCGGCAAGGACAAGGCCACCAAGGCCAACCGTGGGGTTGACCTGAGCTGGCATAGCGAGGAGAAGACGGTATGACCCTGGCCAAGAACAAGAACATAGGCCCTGCCTCCCTCCCCTCAGGCAAGCAGAGGCTTACCCTCGCTGACATAGCCACCACTGGAGGGGCCCTGACTATACAGGACGTCAGCCCCGTCCAGTGGTTCCCCGCTGGCCAGCCCGTACATCCCATATCTCCCGCAGGCACGCCTCCCAGGCGCTATGCCTACATGCCCCTCACCAACATCTCCTTCCAGGGGCGGGACGGCCAGGTAGACTTCAATACCATCAGGAACTTCAGCTACTACCCCATCATCCGCTTCATCCTTGAGACTGTGAAGGACAAGGTCGCCGGAATCAACTGGCAGTTCAGGCCCAAGCAGAGGAAGGGCGAGACCAAGGTGGCCTTCCGCAAGCGGGTGGTCGGGGACGACAGGGTAGACCAGCTCAACGCCTTCTTCGCCAAGCCGGACGGCTGGCAGTGCTTCAGGACATGGCTGAGGGGGCTGGTGGACGACATGCTGGTCATCGACGCCGCCTCTGTCTGGCTCCAGAAGGACCAGGAGGGCAGGATTTGCAGCCTGGGGCAGATAGACGGGGCGCAGGTCTTCCCGCTGCTTGACGAGACCGGCAACCAGCCTGCCTCCCACCAGGCGAGCGGCAGGCCCGCAAGCCACCTCGTGCAGACCTCCCCCAAGAAGGCCACCAGGTCCTACCTTGCCAAGAAGCGCAGCTTTGATGCCAAGGGCGGCAGCCCGGCATTCCAGCTTACCCCCTACGGCTTCCCTGCCCAGGAGATGACGGACATGGAGCTTGTCTATGCCGTCCGCAACCGCCTGACCTACCGCAAGTACGGGTTCAGCCCCATCGAGCAGGCGCTTGCCATCCTTGCCCTGGGGCTTGGCCGCCTGGACTTCCAGGCCGCCTTCTACAGGTCCGGGATGGGGTTCGAGTTCATCGCCTTCATGCCCCCGGACGTGCCCATCGCCAAGGTGGAGGAGGCGAACGGCTACCTTGAGTCCATCCTGAGCGGCAATGCCCGCAACAGGCGCAAGGGGTTCTTCCTCCCCAGCTACGGCGGCGACAAGCAGCCCAATATCATATTCCCCAAGCTCAACGAGCAGGTGCTCAAGGACGAGTTCGACGAGTGGCTCGCCCGTGTGTGCTGCTACTGCCTGGGCGTCAGCCCCACCGCCTTTATCAAGCAGGTGAACAGGGCGGTGGCCGAGGAGATGAGCGTCCAGGGCGAGATAGAGGGGCTCCAGCCCTACATCGACTGGTGCAGGGACCTCCTGAACGAGATACTCGGCCAGCTCGGGTACGGGGACATGGAGGCGGTCCCCGAGGCTAAGGAGAGCAGGGACCCGCTCAAGGCCGCCCAGGTGGACTCCTCGGACTTCAGCCATGGCCTGTGTTCCTGGAACGACATAGCGGAGCGCAACAACAGGGACCAGATAGACGAGCCGTGGGCGAACCAGCACATCTACCTGACGCCTACCGGACCCGTCCCGCTGGAGAGCATGGACGAGATGACCGTGGACGACTTCAAGCCGCACGGGCCTCCGCCCCCGGCAGGGGGCCCGCCAGCAGGCGGTATCCCGCCGAAGGGCCCGAAGGGAAAAGGCCCTAAGGTGGCAAAGCGTGGCAGGCCACGCCTCCAGCCAGGCAGCCTGACCAGGAACTCCCAGATAGCGGCGGCGCAGCTTGAGCTTGCGCTCCGCACGGCCTTCCAGAAGGCGGAGGGGCAGGCGCTCGGGAACTGCGCTGTCCTCTTCGAGGTCAAGAAGGCGGACGACGGCGGCATCCTGGGGAGGGCCGACTACTGGAACAGGATAGCAAGGCAGCTCCATGACGCTGTTCCCGAGGCCTCTGCTGCGCTGGAGCAGGCAGCCCTGTCTGGCGTGGGGCAGGCATCCCTGCTCCTCGACATGGACGAGGACAGCCTGGTAGGCCCTGCCAACGACCAGGCGGCCGGATGGGCCAGGGACAGGGCGGCAGAGCTGGTGGGGATGAGGAGGATGCCGGACGGCAGCCTGGCGGAGAATCCCGACGCAAGGTTTGCCATCACGGAGACCACCCGTGAGAGGCTGAACAGCATCGTTGAGGAGTCCCTCAAGACTGCCACCAGCCCCGAGGAGCTTCAGTCCTCTGTCAAGGCAGCCCTGGAGGAGGGCGAGGCGGGGATATTCTCAGACGCCCGTGCTGCCCTTATAGCCAAGACCGAGGTTGGCAGGGCGCAGATGGGAGCATCGCTCGGCTTCTGGGAGAGGTCCGGCGTGGTCAAGAGGATAGCGTGGGAGGCCACCGGGCCCGACCCCTGCGACGAGTGCCTGATGAACGACGGGGAAGAGGTCAACCTGGGGGATGCCTTCCCGTCAGGGGCCAAGTCCACGCTCGACAGCCACCCGAACTGCAACTGCGCTGTCTATGTGGCCAGCACCAAGGACGAGGAGGCATGACCAGGAGGACGAAGGAGATACTCTACCTGGTCCGCCACTGGAACTATTGCTACCTTGCCGCCCGTAGCATCGTGGACTACTTCGGCGTGAATGCCATCTGGAACGACTGGGAGTCCATGGACCTAGGGTGCGCCCCGAGGCCCAGGGTAAGGGATATAGTGGCACCGGACGGCTCGCACCGCTTCCTGCCGAGGGGGCTGGACGAGCGGTTCAGGCCCACTGCCTGACGGGCCCGGTGGGGCAGGGAAAAGAATACCGCTTTCTTTAGTATAGCGGGAAAGCCTCCTGCCGGGCACAGACTCCGCCATAGGTTTCCTCAACCCCCGGCAGGAGGGCCGCTAGCCAGATATGGACTACGACAAGAGCATATTCGTCCCGCTCCAGAAGTACGACCCCTTCCAGGGGATAGCGGTGGGGTATGCCGCCACCCAGGCCAGGGATGCCGATGGCGAGCGGATGCACTACGAGAGGTCCAAGCCCCAGTTCTCCTCCTGGAGCGAGCGGGTCTTCAAGGCCAGCCAGGGGAAGAACCTCGGCAACGTGCGGGAGATGCACAACCCCCACACCTCGGCCGGCAAGCTTACGGACCTGACGTTCGACGACGTGAACCAGGGGGTCTTCGTCACCGCCAAGATAATCGACCCCATTGCGAAGCAGAAGATGTACGAGGGCCTCTATACGGGGTTCTCTATCGGCGGGAAGTATGCGGACAGGTGGGTGGAGAAGGGGGAGAAGTGGTACATCCCCCGGCTGGCCGAGATAAGCATCGTGGACCTGGCCAACAACCCGGAGTCCGATTTCCAGATGGTCAAGCAGGACGGCAGCACGGAGCTGAGGAAGTTTGCCGGAAAGGGCACCGAGCAGCCGATACTGCTGGGGAAGGCTGAGATGGACAAGTTCTGCGGCAAGTGCGGCAAGGAGCTGGCGGACGGCAAGTGCCCCGCCTGTGTGGGGGAGCCTGAGGAGAAGTGCGGAGGCTGCGGCAAGGCCCTCGTGGACGGCAAGTGCGCCTCCTGCGGCAAGGCTGCCAAGGAGGCCGTGGATGGCACGCCAGGGAAGGACAGTGTGGAGAAGAAGGTACGCTACCTTGTCCCCCCGGACCACCTCCCCGTGACCGACGAGGGCGGAAGTCCCAGCCATTCTCATATGGGGGCCGCCTGGGCGGCGCTGCACGGCGGGTACAGGGGCAACAAGTACGAGGGCCCGGACAAGGATAAGGCCATAGCCTCCCTGAGGCGTCTCTATGAGCAGGAGGGCATGGAAGTGCCGTCCGCAGAGAAGCTTGCCGCCTCCGAGGGGCTGTGGAAGACCCTCTCCTCCCTGGAGGAAGGGGATGTTTCTGGAATATCGAATGCTTTAGATGAGCTGGAAAAACTGGTCGGAGGACTCGCTATGGAGAAGGACGTAACGCTTGACAAGGCTGCTCGCAAGAGCATCCACGAGAAGATTGCGAAGCTGAGGGAGCATGTCGATGCCCACCACGAGCGCCACCTGGCGTTCCACAAGGGCGTCCATTCCCATCTCGACGGCATCGCCAAGGTAATCGGCGGGGGCCCTGAGAGCACCCAGGACGACAAGGGATTCGAGCCCACCTCGGCCAATCCCGAGTCCGCTGCCCCGGCCGCCAAGGAAGTGAAGGCCGAGGACGTGGCCAAGATGGTCCGGGACGGAATCGCCGAGGGCCTCAAGGCCATCGTCAAGGGCATCTCCGGCCCTGGAGACCGTGGGACGGCACAGCCGTTCGCCAAGTCCGCCGTGACCAAGGAGGCGGATACCAAGGACGGCAAGACAGAGCCCGTCGAGCTTGCCAAGGCCGACTACGTGAACGCCATGGCAGCCCCCCAGTCTGCGGCCGCAGCCAAGGTCCTGGCGGAGCAGGAGAAGTCCTGGCAGCCCTATACCCCGGCAAGGCTGAGGAAGGCTGAGTAAGTAGGCCTCTGCAAGTAAGGATGTTAGGCCCCTAGCCAGGGGCACAAGGAGAATTATCATGGCATTTGAGAACACTGAAATCGCAGGGCTTATCGCCGAGATACAGAACTTGTCGAAGGCGAATGCCAACTCCATCACTACCCTGAGCGGGCTGAACTTCCTGCCCCTGGAGGCGGAGGCACGCAACACCTACAGTGTCTTCCACAGGGTCCTGGACCTCATCCCCCGTGTGACCCCCACCGAGCTGGGGCACGAGATTGGCGGCCTCCAGACGACCTGGGACCAGGTCCTCACGCCTGGCACCAACGTGCTGCCGTCCATCGCCGAGGGCAGCCGCTCGCAGTACATCAACATCCCCACCCGCAGGACCAGCGCCAACTTTGTCACCCTGGGCACGGACGCCAGCGTGACCTTCGAGGCGCAGAGCGCAGGCGTCGGCCACAACGACAACCTGGGCACCGCCCGGCTTGCCAGCCTGAACGTCCTCCTGAACCTTGAGGAGAGGATGGCCATATTCGGCAACTCCGGCACCGGCGCCAGCGGCCAGAACGGCTTCGTCCTGACCACGGACGCCCCGGATGCACCTGGCATCGCCCTCCAGGATGGCGGGTCGATGGGCTATGTCAAGACCGTGAGCGTCATCGTTGTCCCGCTTACCGGCTGGGGCATCTACAATGCCCTCACCTTCGGAGCAGGAAAGGGAATCGCCCAGACTGTCAGCTATACGTCTGTTGACGGCACTGCCCTGGTCAACCAGGGCGGGACGGGCATCCCGTCCGTGCAGTCCGCCGTAGTCAGCACCTCCTCCTCCAAGCAGTCCGTTACCGTCACCGTGGAGCCCATCCCCGGGGCCTTTGGGTATGCGTGCTACGTGGACAGCGACGACGCCAGCAACTCCCCGCCGGTCCCCGATGACTTCTTCTTCCAGGGTGTATACCCGACCAGCACGTTCACAGTCACCACCCTCCCCAACAAGGCGACCGCACAGAGCCTCGACGACCTGGACGACGACCTCGACCACAGCGCCAACCCGCCTGTCTCCGGCACCACCACTGGGGACTTCGACGGGCTCGCCACCTGGGCGGCCGGCTCGCTCGCTACTGCGACCCCTGCCTATGTCGTTGATCTTGCAGGAGCAATCCTGCATGCTGACGGCAGCGGCGGCGTCACGGAGCTGGAGACGGCCATCGCCACCCAGTGGAGGCTGTTCCAGACCACCCCGGACATTGCGCTTATCAGCTCCGATATCATGCCTCCGTTCCAGAACAGGATGCAGACATCGCCCAGCGGCTCCGGGGGCACCCTCTGGACCCGTAGCGGCGACCCCAATTCCCCCTCGGCTGGCGGCTCGCTAATCGAGAACTACAAGTGCAAGTTCTCGGCGTATGGCACCGCCAAGGTCATCCCTCTGGTCACCGTGC